TTTTTTTTTTTTTTCAAGCAAGAGACGGCATACGGGTTTGCCTTTTGTTTCGTGGGCTCGGAGATTTGTAGAAGATATATCATTGGGATAAACTCGCCTATGGTTTTCAGATATTCCATTACCTTTTTCATCATCCTGTTTTCTTTCAGATACTCAATTCCCACAGGCGTGATGTCTATATCTTCCAAGTCCATTATTTGAATTCCGTTAATATACTCCTTTATTCTAAAGCCTTTTACGTATCCAGCTTCGAGTATTTCGGACAATATTGTGTCTCTGTATCCTTGCGGTATCCTTAGGTAATCTGCACTGATTTTAATTAAATTGACAGGTTCAGCCTTTCTCTTTGCTACATACAGTTCCTTTAAGATTTCAAATACTATTCTGAAATAATCATCCCTTGGCATTGCATGCTCCTTTCTAATTCATATAGTAAATATTGTCATATATTTCCTGGAGCTTTTTACCCTCGTCATTGTAGAATTCCATCTTGTCGTCGAATCCATGTTCAATAATTACATAGTTCAATTCTAAAAGAATTTCCCGAATGGGTTTAGTCTTCAAAAAGGTTTCATCCATATACTTAAGTAAGTATTCATAATCGCTTTGTAAATATTTGATTTGACTATCCATAATTACACATCCCTTCATACTAAGGATTACACTGAACAAGTATCTTCTTGTCCGGATTTATAGATATAAAACATTTATCAGATATAAGCAATATGCTTTTTTCTCCTTTAGGACTTATCTGTGTCTTGCCTATTTCTCCTGTTCTCAAGCAGGTAAGCAAATCCTCAACTTGCACACCTTTACGGTTGTATTTTTTGGATGTCCCTGCTCGACCTATTACCCTTCCAACAAAATGTGAAGCAAAACCTTCTATTTCAAATCCTAATGGCGTTTTTATACCAACTAAATTATTTTGAATTGCTCTTGAGTACGCATAATATGTTCTAAACCCTAACAATGGAGTAATCTCTCCACGTTTTACTAGTTCCCTGTAATCCATTAAATATTTATAGGCAGGAGAATTATTATATTTTGCATCATAGTATTTGTCAAGCACTTTTAATTCGCTACTTTCCGCGCCGATTGACTTTAACCAATCTATATGGTGCTTAATTGCTACATTCCTTGCCCTTTGTGCAGCACTTCTATCAAATCCTACAATCTTACCGGACGCATCCTTTACGGCATGAACTTGAGTTCTAGTTGTATCGATGCGCCTATCAGTAGCTTTGCAGAAATGTTTAAGTTCTGCTTCCTTACGCTTTAAATTAACCGCAGAGCTCTCCATCTCGTATTTTAAGCTCTGCCTTAAGGTATCATCTTTTGTATCGTTGTAAGCAGAATTCAAGCCAGCCAAGTATCTCTTTTCTGCTCGAATTGCTCTTTCATATGATCTCTGCTTCTGTCCTGCTTCGTAATTAGTGTATGTCTCTCCATCATATTCATAGGTTTTGCTATCCAAACTATCTAGGTATTCCTTCGAGTAAGTTTTCTCAGTCCCTTCGTAGTAAGCGTAAAAACTGTGTCTGCAGTTCCATCCACAAAGTCCTTCACCCGTACCGTAGCCCGTAATGTCATAAAAAGAGCCATATCCCTTGCTTTTCCCGCTAAGACTGTAAACCCCACCCTGCCAATCTGCGTGTGACGGTCTCGCTCCAGAATGAGCAGTAACCTCCACTAAATCTGTACCGATTTCATCACAATATAACATGTTAAGTTCGGCAGAAGATTGATTTACTCCGGTGAGCACAGCTCTGCGAACTGCAACATCTAGCTTGTCGATGTGACCTGTAGGATACTGTACGGTAAGTCCTGATTTTGCGATCTGCTTGATAGCATTTTTAATAGCAAAATCATAAGTAAAAGCACCCGAACTTACCTGCATATTAGCAAGATTAACAGCGTTAATAAAGGCGTTTTGTCCTTGACTAGCAGTGGTCCTTGTAAGATTCTTAACCACGCCTTTAGTCTTTCTTATATGAGACGATAGCAAGTTACCCATCGCAACATTTGACGCATGATCTATAGGCGTCTTTCCTGCTATTGCAGCTCTGAGGTTCTCGCTTTCCATATTCTCAAAATTAGCCTCTTCGAATATTCTAGTAATTTCAGCTTCCGTCAAGCCCGATACCTTAGATATGTCATTAACAATATCTTTGTATAGTATGTTTTGCTGCGTTAGTTTCTCAGCCTCAAACTGTGCACTTTCGGTCAATGTACCTGTCTTAACAATTCGTCTCGCAATGTCTGCAACAAGCTGTTCATTAACCAAGTCCATCATCCCTAGCAGATAAGATGTGCACTGCGCCAAGTACTCCGGACTAAGCATTACTCTTCCTCAGGCGTTATCACAGTTTCAGGCAGCATCTCTTTTGCCTGGTCCTCTGTGACGCCATACCTTCTCATCAAATAGATCTCTTTTCGAATTAGTCCGGATGTAGCCTCTTGCATCATCAGCTGATTTTCTGTTTTGCTATCAACAATCAGGCTATCATCGAAGTTAAACGATACATCGTATGATCCAGCTGGTGCGAGCTTGTATAGGCTCGTCCATACATCCATAGCCTTAATTAAATCCTCTAGTGCGTTCTGTAGCGACTCCTGAATTTGTGATACGAAAGAATATGATCTCTGTTTGCTAAACAAAACCTCTGTAGCCGTTCGGTCCTCGTCCTGGACATCGGATAATGTCCCATACGCAAGACCACACGCAAACTCAATACGCCTTAATATTTGATTAAAGCCGTTAAACAAACTTGAGTCCCTTATTTCAGGACTGAAAATTTGATAAAAAGGTTTTTCAGATATACCCGCATCTATGCTGTACTGACGGAATAGTCGCCCCTTGCCAGATGGCAAAATAGTATTTCCGTTACTGTCCTTTCTGAACAGCGACTCGGACATATCTACGGCTAGCTCTGTACCCTTAAACTCCCACATGATACGTGCCCATTGCTCATCTGCCTGCTTAATAAGTTCAGCGGCTTTTGAATATACAGACACTCCGAATGGACTTTGTCTATTCTTGTTATTTGCCTGTGGAATTTTGAAGTATGAAAATAATACGCCCGGCACATTTTTAATTGTCGTGTGCTCTTCAAGATTCTCCCATTCCGGAACATCAGTCAAATTTATCTGATGACCAAGCACGCCCTTTTGCTTACTCTCATAAGCTCTGTTTTGAATAACGCAATACTTTCCATCAAAATCGTGTGATTCGACTCTAGTGTATATCTTTCCGTTACGAACCACCTGCTCAACAAACTGACAAGAGGTTATCTGTCCAGAGCTATTAAATCCTGTAGGAACAAATCTATCTGCCTGGATAAACTCAACGGATATTGTATCACCCTGTACATAAGGCTTAAGTATGATTCCTCCAAGTGCACATGCATACTCCGTCTGAATTCTTAGTTCTGATAAAACCTTTCGGTATGCTGCGTTTAAAAAATCAGCTCGTTTGCTTCCGATAATCTCCGATTCCATCTCAAGCGTAACGAGTCTTGCCAGCTCCGATGACACTGCAGAGGGAATGCCCGTGCTCGTCACATCATCTTTAGTCCATGGTGCTTTGTCTTCGTACATCGCAGACCACAACTCTATGTAATCGATTGTCTTGTCATCTAGGACAATTGTACTAAGTACCTCTCCTTGTGCTGCACGCTCTTTAAAAACCTTTCTAATCCACTCTATTATCTTGTGAAACATATACTGCCTCCTAATAATCTATCAATCTCTTTGCGAAACGCTCGATTGTATATTCAAAGCTATCTAGTGAGTCTATATCGCTCGTTCCGTCATCAAGCCTTACGTTCTTTGTTTTTTCCTTTGGGTCCCAAATACACGTACTTAAAGCTAGCACCAACGATTCGCTCAAGTTTTCGACATAAAAAAACCGCCCTTGAGCCATCAGCCTAGCGGTAAGGTTGATTCTGTTGTTAACCTCGTCTTTCAGTGCATTATGAATGCGTATCCATCCAAGTCCGTTTTGCCTTAATGCCTGTCTAAAACCTGCAATAAGTGTTTGTTCTGCATTGTCACAAAATATGTCTGTAACGGTACCATATCGGTTTATGACTTCACGAACAAAGTCGCAAAACATCGATTCCAACATCGTGGGTGGTATCTCGGCATCTGTACACGGAATAATTTTCGATAGTAAACTAATTACATTCTTGTAATCCGATGTAATCCCCGTTGCCACGAAAGAATGTGCAGAGCCTGTTCCACCAAAGTCGACTCCGATGTAGATATTCATGATTCGAGGAATTGAATCCGTCCAAATATGCCTTTTAGGGTTGTCTGCAAAATTCCTGTATATAAGCCCCTCGGCTATACACCTTAATCCGAGAATATCTCTTTTATACCAAATCGAGGTCTGATCATACTGACTCTTTATCTCGGCTCGTCTCTCTTCCGAAATGTTAATGTTATCGTCAATCGTGAAGTGCTGATAATTGTATCCACCAAGTAGCTCTCCTTTTTCCGCTTTCTCTGAATACTTATCGATATACTCGGTATAAATGTCAGCATTCGGATTATCTGGGTTCAAATCCCAAAAGAATTTACGCTTGTTTGCCGCAGCAGTACGGTTAAATGCCTCTTTGATAGTGTTGTCGTGATGCAAATTGATTTCTGTAGCAATCCACATTCCGTACGAATTGCCTCGAATCTTTTTAAAGCTATCTGCTTTCGCACCGCCCGCAAAGATTACAACCTTCTGTCTGCCACCTGTTGATGGTCCTTTTATAAACAATGCGTCATTGTCTTTATATTTGCCCCATCTGCTTTGTCCACGAAAGATATACTCAAGCCCGAAGCCATTCGCATCGCCAATATTAAGCTTGGCATTTGCAACAGTAGACCCAGTAGCAAGATGCAATTTATCCTTAGCCGTTTTGAGTTCGTGCGCAAAAGCAAACACATTGTCTACGGTCTTACCCGCTCTTATTGCTCCTTCTGCGATGTTATACATACACTCAGCCGACCGCCTCATGTACTCCTTGTGTTTTTCGGAAAAATTAAAAGGGATTGTCTTACGCCTTATTATCGCCATATACATCCCCCTCTATATCATCTAAGAACTCAACTTCATCATCTCCACCTATTCTGCTCGTCTCAGCTTTAAGCTTCGCAATTCGCACCTTCTGTTCCTCTGTAGCAAGGTCCCAATCCCTATGCAGCATCTCGTCATATTGCTTAATCAGGTTCCTTAATTCACCCTGGGCTCTAGCTTGTGCTTTGAGAAAGTTATTTTGCTTATCCCAAGCCTGCTGCACTTCCCACTTAGACCCTATCGTAGCTCCTGCCTTGGCTTCGACCTGCTCGACTGTCTTGTCTCTTTGGTCTTCAACGTAAGCGATCTTTTGCGCTCTTATGATAGCAGCATAAGCAAGCTGTATCTGGTGCCACAATAGATCCAGTGGATTGGCTTGCTCAACCGCGGTCACAATCTCCAGAGTTTCCTCTGGCAAGAATCTGGAGAAGAACCCAAATTTCTCAGCTCGCTTGTTCCCCTTTGGGGCTCCTGTCGCATTTTTGTTCCCGAGTTGTGCAATAGAGTTTTTGTGTGCACCCTTTTTCTTTTTTTGTGTGCACCCTTTTCGCTCCCATTTATATCTCTTCTTCCACGACTTGACAGTGTTGAGACTAACGCCATATTTGTCGGCAATGTCTTTGTATTTCATGCCGTTCATATAATCCTGTTTTGCTAGTTCATATTTTTCAGCCAAGCCTCACCACCTCTCTTTTCGTCTGTTTTGTAAGTATGAAAAAAGACACCTCTTTCGAAGTGTCTTTAGGTTAATTCACTTTTCATCGGACAAAAGGTCAGTTCCTTTTCCCCATGCGTATTTTTACTTTGGTTGTAATACAGTCTGTGATGGTAATCGATTAGGTAAACCCTAAATGTCTCCTCGTTATATGTCCCTATTACTCTGACGCCTTTATTGAGTCCTATTTGATATATAGTTTCGTTACCTAATAGTTGCTCAATAAAATTCGACACATTGCATGATTCGTCAAAATTGGATAAGGCGTGACCAACACAGTTAGTAACGATATCTCTTTCTTCACCGCTAACTACATGGAAATGGGCTCCTGGATCATTTTTGACCTCGCTAAACGCCTTGTTTTTTAACTTTGCATTTATGCTTCTTATCTGCCTAAACTTATCGATAAATTCCCCTTCGCTCTTTAAGTAATTATTGAATTTGCCTTTACTCAATCTCACTGAGTAGTACAGGGCTTCAAAAGAAAAATCGAATTTTAGTCCCTTTTCTTCATTCTTTGGTTCGTTAAGGTTCTTTACATTAGCCTTGCCGTCTTCCCTGTTATTAACTTTTCTTTTTTTTGACTTACCCTTTTTTGACACGGCGTTAGGATACTCTCTCTATATAGCAATCAAAAATATCAGCATCACTTATTTCGTTAGTGCATATCTCATATGTGCTGCATCCACCTCTTGCATTGAGCCAAGGTGACTCTCTGTGAGTAATGCTCTCCAGCTGATTGCCTGTATATCCACCATACACTTCCCAAACCTGGTCAAGAATATCTTTTGCATCCTCATTGAATTCTTCTATTACTCCATCATATAGTTCTATAGCTTCGCCACTATATCCCTTATATTTTTGGTAAAGTTCTGGGAAAACTGGGCCGTGGACCCATGCTTCGAGACGCGAGGTGAATAGTTTAGCCGTCAAATCGTCCTTGCTTTCATTAACAAGCGTTAGGTACCAAGAATACGCATAATAAACTAGCTTTTGTAACTTCTTTGGTGTCATGCTTTCCTTTGACAGAAACCAATTTGCTACATCAAAAACTGTTCTTTTCATGTCGGCCTCCTCTCTATCAAAACATAATGCTATGTATAGACTATTTTACCATTCAATGAATGGCAAATACAAGTCACTACATATGGGCCTACACATAGCCTAATATCTATATACCCACAATATATTGGGAAATATCACAAAAGACGCCCAATCTTGAGCGCCTTTTGCGAGTTATTATATGAGAAATAAATTTTGAGGAAGCCACAATTCCCTTTTCGCTAAATACAATATATCACATCAAAAACGTGAAATGTGTGAAAGTTTTTAAAGCGCTGCAATCAGCTTTTTACTGGTTACAATATATCACACTTTTTTGTTGCATTTGTTGCAAGTTTCTTCAATCTCTTAGATACTGTAGTTCTGTCGCAATGCATGACATCTGCCACTTCTTCCTGCGAACGCTCCTCTATGTAATACATCCGAAGTATTGTCCTCATGTCTGGGTCGCCTATAGCTTCTATCTCTTTTTCTATAGTCTCAATTAGCTTGCCAATTTCGTCTAGCTTGCGTTTTAATCGCCTCTCCCTACTCGATATACCTTTCCAGTCAAAATCGACTCCTACAAGCGATTTTGGGATTCCTCGACCACTCCTATAGTCTTTGTAGTAGTCTGTGACTATTCCTGGCTTAGCATGGTCTATAGAATATTTCAACCCCTCTGCTTCCCTGCGCAATGCTTTAAGCTGCTTAATCTGTTCGTAGTCTATCATGGCTATCACCTCGCTCCGTTCTTCCTTCCTCAATTCGCTTTATTTGTCTATCGATTTTGAAAAACTTTGCATGTTCTACTCGCTCATTAATCCCTAGCAAATATTTGACTTGAGCTAACATGATCTCTACGTCAGCAACCTCCTCAATCAGATTAGCAAGGAATCCACTCTCGTGCTCATACCTTTCGAACTTGTTAAGAGCTTGTATAAGCTCGGCCAATTCTTCTATCAGCATATCCTTCTGACCCATGTATCCATAGTGATCTGCAATATATTTCATTGCTTTCGTTCTATTACCCATTACCTGCTCCTATCTGTTATCTGTATGGCGAACTCTCTGGCCATAAAACTTCTATGCCGTTCTTTAGTGCGTATAAGTGCTCAGTGCAAGCGCCTTTTGAGTGCACCCAATTGTCCAGCATGTAGATGTGCGTTGCCTTATCCAAGAGCCTTAAGCATATCACCATGTAGTCATCCCAATCGCAGACCTCTGGCAATACTATTTCAGCTGGGTTAATAATCTCTGCCCCAGGATACTCGTCAAAGAGCATTTCCTTTGCCTCTTTAAAAGTCTTCTCGTAGTCATCATAGTCGGTAATCCTACCGCTGATGTATATAATCATTTTTTGCATATTACACACACTCCCTTTCAATCACGCCTAAATCGTGCTTGTATTCATTCAAGACTTGAATCAATACTTCTCTGCTTTCAGCATTAATGCTTTTGCACTTCAACAGTCTTTCGATTTTCTCAATTTCTGATTCCAAAAAATTGCTTGCGTAGTTCATTAGTCTGCTTTATGGTATCATTATTGTTCCTCCTTGATTTTATCCTCAATCAACTTATGTATCTTTGCTCTAACATCATCTGCTACTTCAAAGTGCTGACTTGCACAACAGCGTTCTAACTCGTCTAATAAGTCGTCTAATTTGCTTTTAAAATCGTTCATCTGTTCCTCGCTTTCTGTTGTATGCTCCTCTTGGTAGCAAAGGTGATGTCCATAATTGTGGTGTTTTTAATGTGCTTATCGCCATTTCAAGTGCTTTTACATTATTTGACCATCCCATCTGCTCGCATACACCTTTTAGCTTAGTTAATTGCTCTATAGCGTCATAATTTGTCATCGTTACATCCTTTCTTCTCAACTCTTCTGCGTTCTTCTCAACTCTTGTCAATCGTCATCAATAACGAATCCTTTTTCCTAACCTGTATTTTCTTCCGCAATTTGTGCATTTTGCGGTGAATGCCCCTTTGCGTGTTTGCATTAATTCTCCACCACATTCACAAGCAACATCTATGCACCGTTTTTTCATAAATTCGTCTATTTGAGAAGGTGCGTATTGCCTCTTCTTTTTTACAGGGGGTTTAATTCCCAATAAACGCATTGTTTGTTTGTATTCATTTTCTATCCATTTCCCATCTGGCTCTAAATGACACCCATCGCCCATTAAGTCCCCCAATTTTATCAGCCTTTCATACAGATAGGCTTTATCATCATTCATTGTTCCCTCTCCAGTCGCTTCTCCGATATTTCTTTTATGATTTCGTCTACAGACTCCTCAAAGGCTTTTGTCATCATTTTTTCAAACTGCCTCTCGGCTCTTCGTTTTGCAAAATACTTTATCAATGTGTGTCCTACAACACTTCCGACTATTGCTGCCAATACCCATACGATTCCATATACTAATGTCATTATTTTTACCTCTCTTTATTCTTCAATATCTCGTTATTTCTCTGTGTTTTCTTATAGCACCAAACGCAGAGATAATGCTCTTTGCCTGCTATCATTGCACTGTATTTGCCATACTCGTTGATTCGTTTTCCACATAGTTCGCACTTCATCGTGTCACCTCTAAAGCTCAACCATTACTTCATCGCACATTTTCAAAGCATTGCGTGACATGTTTGCAAGATCTTCGATTCTTTTTTGTATTTGATGAAGTTTTTCTGACTCATCATTCAGGACCTCGCTTTGAAGTGCTAGTGACATTCTTAATGCTCCAATGTGAAATTTTATCTGTTTAATCTCTTCCTCTTCGCCTAGAATGTATGACACCCTACACCCTAGAACCTCGCAAATATTTGTTAGTGGTGTGAGCTCAGGCAGTGTGCCACCTTTCTCAACGTGGATGAGCGTTGACCTTGCGATACCTACTGCTTTTGATAATTCTTCTTGAGACATCTTACGAGCCTTTCTCTCGGCTCTTATTCGCTGTCCGATTTCCTGTTTATCATATTTCATCTGCTACCTCCCATACTTGATCATGTCGTCTACTAGCTGCCTTATGTCGTGACCAGTCATGTCTTTCGTTCCGTCTATCATCTGATTGACCGTGCACCTCTGGTCCCATACTTCACCGAGCAGACTCATGTACGCTTCGAGGAAGTATCCAATGCGTTTCTCTCTCCATCCGTAGACGGTCCATAGCACTCGCACCATGATTGATATGTGCAGCAGATTTTGTAGTTTTATGATCTCAAAACGAGGGACCTGCTCGATTGGTCTTTTTTGCTTTTTGCTTTTCTTAGTTCGTATCATTGTCCAGCTCCTCAACTCTTATCCATATGCCTGGTATCACTGCCCAAAACTTTTCGCAGATCAGACTTGCTACCTGTGCGTCATCTTTCCAAAAGCCGAGGTCCGTCATGCAGTCTTGTAAAAGCTTGTTTGAGTTATCCACATCAGGCCTAGTTATTTTCCACTCGCCATTTTTGTGCTTGCCCTTAATTGGGAAACACCATTTTACTGCGAGCCTTACCGGACCTACTGCTTTTCGATTGGGTCTAAATTTTGCCAGGTTAGCTTTTAGTTTTTGCCTTACAGCTTTTAGTTCCTCATCTTCGTAAAATCTAATTTTTCTATCTGAGCAAATTGTCGCTCGTTTTTCCTGATGTGTTTTTGTTGGCGGAATCATCGCCATAAAAAATTCAATCATTTTACCTCCTCTCGCGCGGTGCATGTATGACCACTCCTATGTGTGGGCGAGGCGTAAGCGTAGCGCCTCACCACATAGGGGTGTGTACATGCTTGCATGTGGGTGTGTAAACACCTATACGTAGTATAGGGGTCTGTACCCATACGGCAGACTGTGTTTTTTACGGTTCGCCGTATGGGTACGGCAGACTGTGTTTTTTACGGTTCGCCGTATGGGTACGGCAGACTGTGTTTTTTACGGTTCGCCGTACCCCTTATACGTCTTTCCTTTTTACATATCGCTGACCATCTTCACCTGTGTATGCTTCAAATCTTTTTTTGTATTCAGCCCTAGATTTTTTGCTGTTGCCGAGCCAAATTCCGATTTGTCTATGAGAAGATAAACCTAAGGCGTCTGCTAAATCAGACATAAGCACTTCGCCATCTAACTCAAGATTCGTGAACTCAATCTCAAACTCATTTAGCTTAGTTTCTTTTGACTCTTTAGCATTTTTCTTGCGTTCTTCTATAGCTTTTTTCCATGTTGGCTGAGCCGATTCTGTCTCTATATCGGTGAGAATACCAGCCTCATCAACCTCGTGCTTTGGATATCTAAACCACATATTTACAGGCTTAAACTTAGCAAATTCTCTAAGCGTTCCGCTCACTCTCCAGGCACTCAATGTCCTGATTTCGTCTTCGACTTTGTTACATTCTATGGAACACTTTATTAATGCGCTTTGCGTTAGTGCTCTGTTTGCATGGCTTGTAATCTGAGGTAAGCTCAATGCGTCGTCTAGTCCAACATGCTCATCATAATAACCTGGATTATTTGAGCGAATAGCCTCATCAAATACCTTGCACTTAGCCTGGTTAAGCTGCATAGAATATATTTCCTCAGTAAGCTCTAGTTCTATAAGATCTATAAGAGCGTCTGGGTCTCTTGCAAATACTCCACTGCCTGATGCTCTGTCTAGGCTCTTTTTATTGCCCTGGGCACCTTTTGAGTGGTGGTGGCAGTATATTACACTTGAACCTAGTTCCGTCGCCACCTTGTCAAATTGGTTCGTGAAATGAGCCATCTGATCTGCGCTGTTTTCGTCCCCTGTAAGAACTTTATATATAGGGTCAATGATAACTGCTATGTAACCCTTTTTAAGCGCCCTACGAATCAATTTAGGCGCTAGCTTGTCCATTGGTACTGTCTTGCCTCTTAGATTCCAGATGTCGATATTGCCAACGTTCTGAGGCTCGATTCCGACCGCCTTGTAAACGTCCTTGAATCGGTGTAAGCAAGATGCTCGATCTAGCTCAAGATTTACATATAAAACTCTGCCCTGGCTGCACTGCCAGTTTAGCCATTTAGTCCCTTCAGCTATTGCAATGCACATCTCTATAAGGGCAAATGATTTACCTGCTTTAGATGGTCCAGCGATTAGCATCTTGTGGCCTTGCCTTAGTACTCCATGAATTAACTCAGGCGCAAGTTCAGGCATGTCATCCCAACACCCCTCTAGTCCTTCAGGATCAGGCAAATCGTCGTTCAAATCTTCTATGTATTTGTACCAATCCTCGTAGCTGCCTTTTCCTAAATTCGTGCCTATAAGAAACTGCTTTCGACCTTTGCGCATTACTCCAGGCATTCTAGATAGCCTCGAAGGGTTTCTGTTTTGTGCGTCTATGTCTAGTCCGTTTTTCTTACAAATCGAGTAAATATAATCAACTCTCTTGCGGTACTCTTCATAGCTATTAGCATCCACTTTGACTATTGCGTGTATGGATTTCCCACCAGAAGATACAAGGCAAGCTACAGGAAGCTCAAGCTCTCTAATGATTGCATTTTGCTTTTCTAGTTCCATGCTGTCCGATTCGACGAGCGTGTACCTATAGTCTGTCACATTCTCGTTTTTAACGCCCTTGCCATCTAGTGGGTTAAATCTTATCCATGCACCAGCTTTCTCTTTGTAATCGCCGATTACAGCACCTATGTCACCGTTGCATTTAGATAATGCCTCGATGAGTTGTCCAGCTGTTCGGTCGTATGAGCCTTTGCCTGGCATGCACTTGTCGTCTTTCTCCCAAACCTCTGTTACGTAGCCAACATTTTCAGTACTTTCAAAGAGTGTTTCTAGATAAGTAATTAACTCTTTAACAGGATTCCACTGCGTGTCATCAGGTTCGTTTATTTCCTTAGCTTCAAGCCAAGCCTCATCGATAATTTTGTAATCTTTTCCAATCTCGTCATCCCAGTTTAGCTCGCGGGACATTTTCTCCGGAGGAGTCCAGCCCTGCTCTATGGCAAGCTGAAATATTGTTCCTCCGGTCACAGGATTTCCATTTCCTGCAAATCCATCCCATTTCTTAAAGCATTCCCCCTGATGGTACCTTTTGCTGTCCTGTGCACTCCATGAATCCCAATCAGATGCTGTATAGCCTTCCTGCTTAAGCGCCATGCCTACGTTCACCCATTCCTGATAGTTCAAGAGCGATGGATTGATATGTTGTAATAATTCAAGATGATTTCGTTCCATTATTCTTGTCTCCTATTCCGAATGGGGAAGCCATAACCCTTTAGCACCAGCCACTTGCTTGCTTACATTATTTCCGAAACTATCATATACTCCTATATGATTTCCGTGTTTTTCAATGTGTGTTGATGCCGTATTAAACTTATCATAGTAAGGCTTGACTTCAGGCTTATACTCTGCAGGATTAATGCCTTTAGGCACTCTCCATCCATTTACAGCGATTCTATCAATTAGATTCTTTGCATCCTGGAATTGCCACATGCCTACATGCTTAAACCCTTTACCCTCAAGGAATCTAATCTGCTTAGGTGTTGTAAGTCCCTCGTCTCTGCGCTTGCTTAGTCTGTCTAAAATCATCGAAGCTTTACCAGCATTGTCGATTGTGTCAGGGAATATTCCGCACTTTTCAAGTGCTTTAATCTGCTTGTTCGATGGCGGTGCCATTTCCCAACCAAACGAAGGGATGTATGTTGACAAATCCTCTGCTTGTATGCTCATTTCAAACTGTAAAGGATCTACAAGCTTGCGCTTACGTCTTCTCATTTCCTCTAGCTGTTTAGCAAGAGCCTCTTCTCTTTGCGCCACTACATCAGATGCAGCCTTTTCCTCTGCCTCTTCTATATCTATAGCAGTGCCTGCAGCAATCTCCATGTTTTCGGTCATCTTCTTTGCTACTTTCTCATTTTCACAAATGAGGCTTGCTGGATGGCAAAGCTCGTGTCTTTCTGTGTGCCATAGAAAATCAAGTAATAGTAAGTCTTCTTTACCTGGGTATAACCTGGTTCCTCTACCTACCATCTGCGAGTAAAGTGATCTCACTTTTGTTGGTCTTAGGACGACAATGCAGTCGACAGATGGCTCATCCCACCCCTCTGTCAAAAGCATGGAGTTGCATAGCACGTTGTATTTTCCCTTGCTGAAATCGTCCAAGATTTCTGCTCTATCTTTACTATCCCCGTTAACCTCTGCTGCCTTAAATCCCTTTTCGTTTAGAATGTCTCTAAACTTTTGAGATGTCTTTACCAGTGGTAGAAATACAACGGTTTTCTTATCTATACAGTACTTAAGCATTTCGTCTGCAATCTGTTCTAGATAAGGATCTAGCGCTGTACCTACCTCGCTTGCCTTAAAGTCACCTGATTGCATTGATACTGAGCTCAAGTCTAGCTCAAGCGGAATTGTTAAAGCTTTAATTGGGCTTAGGTATCCGTTTTTGATTGCCTTTGGACTGTCGCTCATACACATCTGACGCTGCCGACGAACTTACGCGTCAC